ATACTTTTGGCTAGATCACACGGGTGGGCAAAGAACATTCAATATTCAACAACTGAGTACACAAGATAATGACTGGCTTAAAGTTATTAGTATTGGTGGCAATGCTGCTTCCACAGTTTGCATTATCCAAAACGACCAAGGAACAAGCACAAGCTGTTAGTATTGGTGGGGTATCTGAACTTAATGGTTCAGCACAAATTGTAAGAGATAAACCATATAACGCTAATTTAAAGTTTGCTATACAAAGCAACGATGAAGCTGTTACTACTAATGGTAGAATGGCTATCACTTTTTTAGATGACTCTACAGTAAAACTAACCGAACACTCACAATTAACTATAGATGAATATATCTATGACCCTGACCCTAGTAAAGCTAAAATGGCTCTTACTTTTGGACTCGGTACAGCTAGGTTTATTACAGGTAACTTAGGTAGAATAGATAAACAAAACATATCTTTAAAAACTCCTACAGCTAATATTGCTATTCGTGGAACTGATTTTACAGCTACTGTAGATGAATTAGGTAGATCCTTAATAATACTTTTACCTGATGCTTTTGGTTTGTCTAGTGGTGAGATAGAAGTGGTTACTGCTATGGGTAGTGTCTTACTTAATAAACCTTTTGAAGCTACTACAGTAAGTGTCTTTGAATCTAAACCAAGCAAGCCTGTAATATTAGACCTTACTTTAGACATTATAGATAACATGCTTATTGTTACTCCACCTAAAGAAAATATAACTCTTACCGAAGAAGTATCACAAAATGCTAAAGCAAACATACTAGATTTTAATGACTTGGATATTGATTATCTTGATGAAGACTTCTTAGGCGAGGATGAGCTGGAGTTCACTGAGCTAGATATTAATTACCTTGACACCAATTTTTTAGAAGACTTACTTAATGTATTAGACTCTCTTGCTATAGGGGATGATGAAGATGTATTAGCAGACGCAGGTGGTATTAATTTAAGTGGTACTAGAATAGGGCAAGATCCAGATACTCAAATAACTACCTTAGTTCAAGGTGATATAATAAGCCTTAGAAGAAAGGTAAATGATTCAGTTAGATTGGATTTAAACGGCAATGGCTCTTATACTTTAATTTTAATACAAGATGGAGTATCTAACGTTGTTAAAATTAACGGTGGTGGTGACTCAAATATAACTATAACTCAAAGTGAATAATATGAAATACAAATATATAACAACAGAAAATTCTAGAGACGTAAGGCATTTTGAAATACTTTCAGATAGAAAATTAGATGAAAATGAAATTGAAGATATACTAGCTTTACCAGATATTGATAAAAAAGGAGACACCGAGAAATTTGAAGGAGGTGAAATAACTTATGTTTACACAGAATATGGTGATGACGATAGCCAAATCAATTATTATTTAGAATCTTTTGCAAACACTATAAAACTAATCAAAGGTGGAAAAGATTAATAAATTAATTCTACCTTTAGTATTCTTACTAATTCTACCTCTAGTATTCCAAAGTACCCCTACCGAAATACTTAAATTAAAAATTTTTGATTCTTTTGTTGAAATACCTGAGCCTTCTCCTTATTTCACAATATTAAACATAACAGAAGAAGACATAGAAAGAGAAGGTGGTTACCCATTACCAAGAAAAAGATTAGCAGAGATTCAAGTAGAATTGATTAATGCTGGTGCTATCGGGGTTGGTTGGGTTATATCTTTCCCACAAGCAGATAGAATGGGGGGTGATGAAATTTTTGCACAAACTTTGAACTATATACCAAGTGTATTAGCCACATTTGAAAACTCTAATAATATTTTCCCAGAAACTACAGGCACAGTTATACTAGGGGATGATATAGGTGGATATTATTCTAAAGGCGTAGTTAAAAATATAGACATACTAACTAAAGGTAAATTTGTTTTCGAAGGAGTTTCTTCTGCTCCTACTGACGTAGATAAGTTAGTTCGCAGATTACCTTTATTGATGCGTACACCTGATGGTTGGATTCCGTCGTTTGGAACACAAGTATTAAAAACTTTAGTCGATGCTGAAACTTATATTATAAAAACTAATGTTAATGGAATAGAAGAAATACGAGTTAAAGGATTACCTGCTGTACCAGTTGACAGTTTAGGTCGCAAATGGATTAGTTGGGTAGATACACCACAGACTGACCTTAAAGAAATGAATGTACAAGGCAAGTTCGTTTTTATTGGAATAACTGCAGCAGGTGTAATGCCACAGGTTGCCACACCTGTTGGTTTACTAGAACCCCACAAGATACAAGCAGCACTATCTGAGTCCATATTGATTGAAAAGAGTCCATATATACCTGATTATAGTTTATCTGTAGAAATTGTTAGTTTAGTTTTATCTGTAAGCCTTATTTGGGGAATTATAAACTACTTTGGTATAACGTGGGGCGTTTTATTTAGCTTAATAGTACTGTCCTTTACAGGCTTCCTGGGAGTATATTTAATACGTATAGGTATATTAATAGATTTTTCTTGGACACTCATATCTCAGGTACTTACGTCAACTGTTGCTTTCTATGTTAATTATCGAGAACAGTTTAAATTACGTCTGCAAATCAAAAAACAGTTTGAGCATTACCTTGACCCACGTCAAGTAAAACGTTTACAGAAAAACCCTGAACTATTAAAACTAGGTGGTGAAAAAAGATATGCTACTTTTTTATTCACTGACGTAAGAGGGTTTACTTCACTAAGTGAAAGCGTTGAACCCGAACAAGTAACATACATAATGAATAAAACACTCACAGCTCAACAATCAGCTGTACAAAAATACGAAGGAATGGTAGATAAATATATTGGCGACGCAATGATGGCTATCTTTAATGCTCCTATAGATTTAGATAAACATGAAGATAAAGCTATTGAATGTGCTATAGAAATACAGAAAAACATGATTGAATTAAACCGTGAATTAGTAGAAGAAGGACTACCTAGTATAGCTATCGGCATAGGTATAAACTCTGGTGAAGCTATTATAGGAAACATGGGCAGTGACTCAAGGTTTGATTACACAGCTATTGGTGACGCAGTTAATACCGCAGCAAGACTTGAAAGTTCTACTAAAGAGGTAGGGGTAGATTTAATTATAGGTCAAAACACTAAACAAAAGTCTAAATTTAAGTTAAAATTATTGAAACCTATTAAAGTTAAAGGTAAAGCGAAGGCACTACAGATATATACGTATGAGAAAAATTAAAAAACTAATCATATCGACCTTACTATGGGTGTGGAGAAGAATAAAGACTCGTTACAAAGTCACAGTTTCTTTTAATAAAGAATATGGAGACTCTGATGATACTATTTATATAACAAAAAAGATAATAGTTCAAAAAGAGAATCACTTAAAGTTTCGTAATCAAAACGGAAGAATAGTAGAATATAGAAGTGCTGGTGGATTAAATTATATTATAGAGGAGGCATAGTGCAACAATTTTTGATAGCAATTATATTAATTCTAGGGTTTTTTTCTTATTATTTCTATAGTCAAAATTTAATACTGACTACTAATAACGCTATCTTAGAAAATGCTATAGTCTCCCAAGAAGAAGCAATCAAATCTATACAAGAAGACTTTGAGTTACAAACAGGACAATTAAATGAGTTAAGTATTAAAAGCCAAGCAGCACAAAGAGAGTTAAATAGATACACACAATTTATACAGAACTATGAACTGTCAGCAAAAATACTTGCTGACCCAGTAGAAATGCAAAGGAAAATAAATAATGGCACAAAACATATCATGGAAGAAATCGAGAAACTTAGCGGTACAGTTGACTCTCTTGATGACGGTTTGCAGTTGCAGCCTGATTCCTAGTAAACAGATTGAGGTTACGGCAAAACCTATAGAACGAAGAATAGTTCAACCAGTTATGCCTAGAGAAATAGATCTTAAAGAACCTATGTGGATTGTGGTTACTCCAGATAACTGGGAAGATCAATTAGCAAAGATAGAAGAACAAGAAGGTGAGTTGGTATTTTTAGCAATGACAATACCAGATTACGAGGTCATGGCTTATAACATGCAAGAATTAAAAAGGTATATAAATGAACTTAAAGAAGTTGTTGTGTATTATAGAAAGGTTACTATTAAAGAAGAGGAGTAAAGATATGAATATATCACAAGAAGGGTTATCATTAATTAAAAAATTTGAAGGTTGCGAATTAAAATCCTATAAATGTGCTGCAGGAGTATGGACTATTGGATATGGGTCTATAAAGGGAGTTACTGAAAATATGCAGATAACTAAAGAAGAAGCTGATAAGTTATTACTTCATGAAATGGATGAGTATGAAGGGTATATTAATGATATGGTTACTGTAGATCTTAATCAAAATCAATTTGACTCTTTAGTTAGTTGGGTATTCAATCTTGGTCCATCTAATTTAAAATCATCTACTATGCTTAAAGTAATAAATAATAATGAACTTGATGAAGTACCTTCCCAGATAAAACGTTGGAACAAAGCAAATGGCAAAGTATTAGAAGGTCTTATCAGACGTAGAGAAGCAGAAGCTTTACTGTTCCAGAATAAAGAGTGGCAAGAGGTGTAATATGCCGTTAAGTAAATTTGTATTTAAACCAGGAATATTCAGAGAAGGTACTGCCTACGATAACGAGGGTGGTTGGTTTGATTCTAATTTAGTTAGGTTTAATGCTGGTAGACCAGAGAAAGTAGGTGGTTGGCGTAAGGATACAGAAAATAGTTTTTTAGGTACTTGTCGTGCTTTACATTCTTGGGTATCTTTAGACGGTAGTAAATTCCTAGGATTAGGAACTCATTTAAAATATTATGTGTTAGAAGGTGATACTTTTAATGACGTTACCCCTATTAGGGCTACTACTACTAATGGTATTGTTTTTTCTGCTACTAATAATAGTAGCACTATAACAGCTACTGATTCTAATCACGGAGCAGTTTCTGGTGATTTCGTTACTTTGTCGGGTGCTGCTACTTTAGGTGGTTTAATTACTGCTGCTGTATTGAATCAAGAATACCAAATACTTGCTGTTCCAAGTGTGAACACGTTTACGTTTACAGCGATTGACGCAAGTGGTAATACTGTGGTTGCTAATTCTAGTGATAGCGGTAACGGTGGAGCTGGAGTAGACGGATCATTCCAAATAAACGTTGGATTAGATGTGTATATTCAATCTACAGGTTACGGCTCTGGTTCTTGGAATGAAAATACTTGGGGCTCAGTTAATGCTTTATCTAAAACTAATCAATTACGTAATTGGTCTCACGATCACTTTGGTGAAGATCTAATAATAGCTGTACGTAATGGTGAAATTTTCTATTGGGATAAAACTGACGGAGTTCAAAATAGAGCTGTTGCTTTAACTGGTATAAATGGAGCTAGTTTTGTTCCTACTATATGTTTAGGGGTTACTGTTTCAGAAACTGATAGACATGTTATAGTTTTAGGTGCCGACCCAATAGTGGGTAACGCTAGGTCAGGTGTACTTGACCCTATGCTTATAGCTTTTAGTGACCAAGAGGATCCACTTCAATTTGAACCTTTAGATACTAATACGGCTGGTGACTTACGATTATCAGAAGGTAGTTTAATAGTTGGTTCTGTTAAAGCTAGACAAGAAACGTTAGTGTGGACTGATACTGCTTTATATAGTGTGTCATTTATTGGACCACCTTTTACTTTTGGTCTCAATTTAATCAATAATAACACAGGTCTTATATCTCCTAACGGGGCTATAACTTCACCTAGTGGTGTGTATTGGATGGGATATGATAATTTTTACGTGTATACTGGTAGCGTTCAAAAAGTACCTTGTAGCGTACTCAGTTATGTTTTTGATGACCTTAATGGCGGTCAAGCATATAAAATATGTTCCTTTACTAATAATGCACATGATGAAGTAGGTTGGTTTTATCCATCTGCTAACTCTATAGAAGTAGATAGATATGTTGTATTTGATTATAACGATAACGTCTGGTCTTATGGAGAGTTAAGTAGGACAGCTTGGTTAGACGAAGGCACAGTAGACTATCCTAGAGCTGTGAGCGAAAATTATCTATACGAACATGAGTTTGGTTATAACGATGACGGTAGCCCTATGACTAATGTGTTTATAGAAAGTAGTGATTTTGATATAGGAGACGGCGAACAATTTTCTTTCTTAAATAAAATTATCCCTGATATTAAGTTTTTAAGTAACAGTAACGAAGGTAAAGTTAACATGGTTTTAAAAACTAGAAACTTTCCTGGTGATACTTTAACCACTAACAGCACTAATTCTATAGCTAGTACAACTCAACAAGCACACATAAGAGGTAGAGCAAGACAAGCAGTACTACGTTTAGAGTCTGAAGATAATAATACAAACGGTAGTAATGATGATACTGGTTGGAGATTAGGTGCTACTAGGATAAATATAAGAAGCGACGGAAGAAGATGAGTAGACTTTTAGCTACTAGGCTTCCACAATCTGTAGGTGAGTCAGTCAATTCTGAAACATATAATAGATTAATAAGAGTTTTAGAACTTAATTTAGGCACATTTGACCCTGATAACACAAGGCAAATGGATCAAATTACAAGAGATACAGTACGATTTAACGTTGGTAGTCTTATATGGAACACCAGCATTGGAGTACTGCAAGTATGGACTGGTCAATATTGGTTAGACATCGGTGAACGGTTAATCGACCTTGGCTACGAGGCTACAGCCAGTTTAGGTAACATAACAGTGACTACTAATGGTGCCGTTTCTATAAACGCTGGTACTAATAACGCTGGTTATGATGTTGAAGCATACTATACATAGTATAAAGTTGTATATATAATAATTAGATGATCATAGGAATCGTGTAATGGGTGGTTTAAAAAGTGCATTTAAAAGCATAAAAAGGTTCGTTAAAAAGAACACACGAGACATCGCCACAGTTATAGGTTTCGCTATCGGTGGTCCAGCAGGTGCTGCTATTGGGCAAGGCATAGGTTCCTTAGGTGAAGGCAGAGACTTTAAAGATTCAGTGATGAGTGCTGGTAAAGTCTACGCTGGTGCCAGTATGGCACAAGGTGCTGG